CACGAATTTTTATGCCCCCTCTAGCTCTACCTTTAGATTTTACCATACCGCCATTGCTATAAGTCTTAGCCAGCTCTGGGTCTATCTTCTGCTGCACAGCTTCTGGTAGCTTGGAAAATCCTTTATATTTAGAAGGAGGATTTTGTACTTGCTTGCTCATGTTTGCCCTCGATATTGCCATTGTTGTACCTACGAAGTTGACACTGTGACTGAACCTAAAGATGCAGTCATCACAAACTCTAGCTTGCTATCTAACGAGCCAGAGTAAATGTATGCCCTGCTTGCTGCATACCCTGCAAAGTCTGGCCTAGGGTCTCTAATAGCCTGCGGGTCATGAACAGGAAACATACCTAACTCATTCTGTGGGTGATCCCCATCAAAACATTCGTAACATGCTTTTATATTAGTATCATTACCTTTTCTTATTATATTGCGCAATTCTTTGAGTTTGTATTGGAACCCACATATATCGCATTCTGCGATAGCTCGTTTTGTTGATGCAAATCTGTTTGACATGATTAGATCCTAGCCACCCTCGGGACGTACCGTTCAGACGTCTTCTCTCTATCCTCACCTGCGGCCAGATTGTACTGCTCATCATACGCGGCTTTTAGCATTTCAACTCTTCCAGCCAGCTCCGGCACCTTCATGGCTATGTGATATGCCAGTCCAGCAACCAAACAAGGCAGAAAGCGAAACACCACATCGGGTGTCTCCGCACCGCTACCTGCGTCTTCGATACGGCGCATCCTGAAGTACACAAACGTGTAAGTGGTGTCGGGTACGGGCCACAGATTTATTCTAGGTGTAGCTAGACGCTCTACAAATACTTGTATTGGCCTACCAGACGTTAACTTGTTAGGGATAGAGGCATAAGTGCTGACACCGATACGGGTTATAGTTAAATCGGATTGCGTTGCTGCATTGCCTGCATTTGTGCGTATAACGTGGTCTAGAAGGTCTATGGTGTCAGCAGGCAAGTTATACTGGGCCGTGCCCGCAACGACAGATATGGTGCCGCTGTCGATCGTCCACATGTTGATCCCACGATTCTGCCACTCAATAGTCATCAGATTCATGGATCTACGAGCGGTGGCCAAGTCGTACCCCGAACGCATTTCACGGCCCGCACGCTCCCACGCCTCTTCAGCGATCTCAGCGAAATCCATATTGAACGCGGTGGTGCCTGACGTAGCCATTTATTTTTTCCTTTTCCGGCGTGCTGCCTCTACCCGCCTCGGCTTACCTGCTGGTTGACCAAGACGTTTTTTCTGGCTGATGCGTTTTCTTTTCTCTGCGGACGACATCTCGGACGCCGTCTTTGGAGTCTTTGAAGAAACCCGTTTGGAAGGGCGGCAGTAAGGAGTTCCACGCTTTTCACCCTTTTGTCTGCCACACTTTTTGCCAGTGCGTACATCTTTCCAATCCTCTTTGAACCACCGCTTTAACGCTAGTCCGCTTTTGGTTTTGCGTACAGCCATGGTGCCTCACACGTATTTTGTAACCTTGCGGCGTTTGACTACCCCACAACCCCTAGCAACATTAGGATTGTTAGAAGCACGTTTTCTACGCCTTCTAGCGAGACCACCATTGGACATTCGCACAACACCACCTTCAGCCTTCTTCTTTTTCTTGCCGCCAGTGCCGTAATTAGCAGCACCAACCTTCCTGCATTTAGCTATGGCCCCACTAGCATAAGCGCTAGGAAAAACTTTGTAGCGGGCTTTAACCTTGTGATAACAAGCGTCTTTAGGCATTTTTTCTAGCCCTCCTTATGCTTTCCTTGCCTTGCCGAAAGATCTTTGCAACTTCAGTCTTACCCATCACTTTGGCTCTTTGTTCGCCTACGGTCAGGATTTGAATTTTTCTTGCAAAAGGCTTTCTAACTTTCTTAACTTTTGCGACTGTCGCTCTAGCATCTGCTGGAGTAGCAAATTTAATTCCAACTGTATCTCTAGGGTTTTCATCAGTGTAGAGCCTACGTCCTGATCCTTTTGGCTTTTTTCCTGTGCCAACTTTTGGATCCCTACGCTTTGCCACTATTTCTTACCACCCTTTTTGCCACCCTTGGACATCGTGACCATTTTTGCAGGGCGAAAACCTTTAGAAGCGATGCCTACACCACGGACCTTACCGCCCTTTTTGTAGCCCTTCTTGGTCATGCCGCCTTTGGCCATGCCTTTTTTAGTCATGCCACCTCTGGCCATGCCCTTCTTCATCATGCCACCAGCAGCCGCACCTTTTTTCTTCTTGTCTACTTTTTTAATTGCGGCCATTAAGCCACCAGCTTGGTAGCCCTTCTTGGTCATGCCACCTCTAGCCATGCCCTTTTTCTTTGTCATACCCCCAGCAGCCATGCCTTTTTTCTTCATCATGCCGCCAGCAGCCTTCTTTGGCAGCTTGTCAAACAGGCTGAGATCTAGCTCTTTCGGCTTAACACCACTGCCGGGCTTTTTGCCAAGACCTTTTTTCATAAGATCTTTCATGCCCTTCTTCATCGTCTTATTGTCAGTCATCAGACTCATCCTTATACAGGTTGTTGAACACGCGCTCAGTATCCCACACATACCCCACATCCTCTTTTGAGTTGAAGGTATGTTGGTTTGGTCTGAAGTCGGGCGCGCCCTGCCCTGTCTCAAACCATGCAGGATGCGTGACTCGCACCCGATTGTTCGGCAACGCTACAATGTTGCCTGTGTACTCTCCTGCGTCCAGCAGCTCTAATACATGACTCTGCTTGTGTTGTGCAGGATGATCTGCCACCTCGCTGTCCGTGTAGTCCACGGTGAAGTAATACTTAGCAGGGTAGAACTCACCATCTACCTTGGCAATCCAAGGTGCAGGTGATGCTCTCTCTATCTTGTAAACCGCATGATAATGGGACATGCAGTCCCATGGCTGTGCTAGGTAGGGTGGTAGCTCTGTGGGCCACTGCTCGTACGGTGTGTCTGCCACAAGCGCTGTGAGGGGCATACGCGCCCACATTGCGCCACCATGCACATTAGGCTCATCAGTGTCATCTGATTCGCAACCAGTAAATATGACTTGGAAACTTAGAGTACGATTCGGCATCGTAGTTACAGCAACCACCATGGCGTGAAGAAACTCGCCATGATATTCCTCTAGGTTCTTAGTGTACTCCCTACGAACCCATGCGTTAAAGTGAGGTATGTTTGACTGTAAATACGGCATTCAACATTTCCATCTCTTCCTTGCCTGCCGTAGTCTTGAATTAGGATTTTTAGCAGCCTTCGGAAATTTCTTCATTTGTCCAGCACTGCGGGCACAGAACGACTTACGACGCTTTGCGGCCTTGCTACCGGGCTTTACCTTACCAGTGACGGCAGTCTTTAACTTACTGCCGGGATTGTCTCTTCTATATTTGGCGACACCTTTCGCTGTCATACCCGCACCAGACTTGGTGGGCCGCTTGTGCCCACCCTTGATGGTATGACCTTTCATGGTGCCTTTACGTCTAGCCATGGAAGAATGTCATCATGTCTACGGTAGCCACAGTGTACTTGACCGACATACCGTCTTGAAACAGAACACCATCTGCTGGGATGGTCCTGTCCAATGTGGTGTTGTCGGTGCCTATGGTGCGAGACTTGAAAAGGGCAGATCCATTCTCTGGAGTATTGTTAAAGAACTCTACAACTCCAGCTGAACCACCAGAGACTATAGAGAAGCCTTTCAATCGCACCCTATTGCTACCGTTGATTGCTTCTGCACAAAGACTGCCAGATCCAACCTTGATGTTAGCAGCATACTGCGCAGAGCATTCTACTGCAGTCACTGTGAGAAACAACTTAGTGCCTGCCACAGCTTCAGCACTACCAGTAGAAGTTATTACTTCTGTCATGGCGTTGCCAAAAACATCTGTGCCTGTGATTGTGCAAGTCTTAGCGTTGTCACCCGTGCCTGTGGTTGTGACAATAACATTCCTAGCACCTCCCCCTGCAAAGGTGGTGTTAGCCATGGTTGCGCTAGTGTTTGGTCTGGCAGCGGTTACCAGACGATCGTCATCTGACGCATTTTCATCACTGATGAATTTTGCTGATATATCTGAGCTGTGGCCCATATTAAGCTCCTTACGAAAGGAGGGGGGCTGTCAAACCCCCTCTCTGTTAATACTAGCCATTGTTGAAGTCAAAAGCTGCACCGTGAATCTTGATGACGATTTTACCAGCCGTGTAAGCGGCTTCAGTGGCATCACCACAAGTCAGATACAGAAACTTCTTGCTCAGAGCCGCCAATGTGGAACCTGCGTCAGCTTCGTTGTGAAGCCCCAGTGTCAGGTCTCCATTGTTAAACAGCACAGTGCCGCTGGTAACCGCAGCATTTTCAGCTGTGGTCCCTGTTGCAGAACACACCAGATTGATGTCTGGATCACCGCCAGTTGGCACTTCGATACAGATGAACTCCATCTTGTATGGGATGCCATTAACTTCTTTTGTGAGTTCTGCGATGTACGCGTTTGCTGCACCGCCATCAGTGCCGATAACATCGTTAGCAGCGCCGCCAGATGCCAGACCGCCATGCAGATCAACAAGAATCGTGGTGACGATATCTCCACCAATCTTGTTGACGAAGGTGTTGATTGCTGCATCGGCAATACCAGAACCGTGCGCGTTAGGAGCGATGTTAAAGATTGTGGCTGCTGTGCCTAAGCTGGCGTTGTTTGCACCTACAGTGGTGCCCGCTGCAACGATGTTGTCTCTACCAGATGTAGCAACTTTCTGAACTTCAAGAGAACCACCGCTGGTGGCATTAAGCTGCTCTGTAAAAGTACCCAAGGTGGCACTTTTGGTTACAACTTTGAATCCGTTTTCGGAGCGGACTGCACCGTTAAAGGTCGTGTTTGCCATGTCTATCTCCTGTCGTGGCAAGTGTCAGCTACTCAATGTAACTGTCAGGGATACTGTATGCTATAATAAAAAGAGGGGAGTAGCAAGCCACTCCCCCCTCATCGTTATGCTCCGGGCGATCCGAAGATGCCCAGTGGATCGGATACACCGAATGAGTAACGCTCACGGGCCTTGTACCGGCTGTTGCCAGTGCTGAAGTCAGCATCCATAGCGGTAGCCATCGGGCTACGTACGAAGTGCTTCAGGCCGTTCGGAACGTCAGTCAGAAGGAAGAACGCATCAGTATCTGTCAGATAGTGATTGATCGTATATCCTTCAGGGATAGAACCATTATTGCGAAGCGCATTAAGGTCGTTATCCGCTGTACCCACGCGTCCTTCAGTCTCCAGCAAGCGAGTTGCAACAAACTGCAGGTTCGGTGGGATAATCAACTTACGTGGCCTTGCAGCAATCAGCAGACCGCGCTCGTCAGTCCAACCAGCAATCTGAATAACAGCGGCTTCCAGAGAAGTCTCGTTAAGATCAGCCGGTGTTGCAGGCTCGTTAGAGTTGGTTCCGCCACTAACAAGCGGGTGAGCCGTGGAGCAAAGCTCTACGCCGTCGCCGTATGTAGTGCCGCTAGAAAAGGCATTGTTAAGAATAGTCGCTGCCTTGACTTGCTTTGTGTACGCCATAGCACGAGCGAGTGCCTTCGTATAACGAGCTGACAGTGAGTCATACAAGTTATCTTCAATAGCCTCTTCAGTGATTGAAAAGCCCATTGCGACGGTCTCGTGTGTATAGCGAGCGGTGAACGCCTCTTGTGCATTGTCATACTCGATGGCAGAGCCTTCGTTTTTGACTGGTGCTGCTGAGAAGCCCGATAATTTGGTCTCCTCCTCAAAAGAGCGATCAGAGGTCTCTGTCTCAAAGATCTCTGCGTGTTCTTCACCGTATTTTGCGTACTCCAATCCGAACAGAGCGTTCAGGCCGGGAAGGAGTTCTTTCAGTAGTTGTGCGCGTGAAATAGCCATTACCTACCCCTCCTTATACGCCAGCTGTTTGCTGATAACGTTGATAACCCTGCGTGAATTTAACAATAAACTCGACAAAGTTACCATCACTGTTTGCTGTATCAGGCACGACATCAACAACAGTAAACGGCAGAATTGTTGCCACGTTGTTAATAAAGACGCCCATACGGCTGTTACCTGACGCTGTCACACCAGTGTTAAGCACAAGCTCCGCATTACAGGAGATTGCGTTAGCACGGCTAACATAAGCAGGAAGCAGCCCAGAAGCAGCACCGTCAGCAGAAGCACCCGTGCAGTTCACCACTTTGAACAGCACGTTCGGATCGTCACATACGTAGGCTTCAATGTCAGAAGCTACGATGCTACCGGGATAGCTTTGGCGGAAGGTCAGTTGGCCTGTATTCGGGTCTGTATAGCTACAGCCCATAAACACACCAATAACACCAGCTACTACGGAAGTGTCGTTCTGTAGTGTGGTGATGATGATAGTACCATCGTTCTTGTACTGCACCACGTCTCCATAGAAAAGAGCCGTGCCGTAGTTTGAAGCGATGGGGATCTTACGTGTAGAACCCGCATAACTATGACCACCGATCATGCCAATCGGACGAAGGCCATAGGGGGCATCAATAGTAGGATATGCCATCTATTTGTCTCCAGACAACAAGGGTTTGATGTTAACCCCCGGAGCCAAAAGTAACTTTTGTTTTCCGTTCATGGAAAAGCGGCATCCGAGGATCGTTCTCTCTCATAAGGTTGTTATCAACTGATTCAATCTGGCCTTTGGTTTGCTGCTCGTAATAAGCGGTGCGTTCTTCAATCAGTTCTTTTGGAGCCTTACAAAGGATCAACCCACCGACCACAACATTGTCTTTGAAACGTTCGTTCTCGACAGTTACTACAGTGATCTCTGGGTGGTCTGCTGCCTTTACAGGCTCCCAACCTTCACGAAATTTTGAGGAAACGTTAGTGGCGTCGGTTTGCCCCTGCGTGGCGACTCTAATCCAACGAAATGCGTAACCCGGCTCGGGGTTCGGTGACGGCAAAACTTCAGGTCGTTGCCAAGCTCTGGTACGGGTCGTTTTTTCGCGGGTGGTCTGGTCACGATTTATACGATTCTCAGCCATTATTTTTCCTCATCTCTTCTGCAACCTTTTGGGCGTATAATTCCAATGGTACGTTGAGCCTTTTAGCAATGTTCACCTGTGTTTGCGTTAGCTTGATCTTCTTTGGCGCTACGCTCCGCGTTGCGGGTGCAACCACATTTGGCTGCTTCTTTGGCTCTTCGGCTTCTTCAATGTCCTCGAACTGATCGGGGAACACTTGACGCATACGAGTGTCGATCTTCTCGTAGTATTCGTCGCTCCCAACGGCTACGCCGCTATTTGTGAGCTTTTGGTGCAACCCTAACGCCAGTGAGGTCATTTCTTCGTCAGAGTTAAACCACGGGTTATCCCGTGCCCACTCTGCAGCTCTCGCATCTACTGGCGGTTGGGCGGTTTCTGTTGGCAAGTTAACAGGAGTTTCTTCTTCCTGTAAAGCAGGAAGTTTGAAATTGTTTAGCCTATCAGCCTTAATCTTAGCAGCTGTTAGGTTTTCTTGTGCTTCTACGACGGCTTCTGCGTCTCCAGCCTCATACGCTTCTTTGTATAGAAGTTTTGCTTGTTCCAACTCTCCTGCGGCAGATCTTTTAGCTTGGTCAAGCATGGTTGACTGATTCTTGCCAACCGTACCTTTCAGCTCTCTGTTCTCATCTATTAGTTTTTTAGCAAAATCTTCTAGTTCTTGCCTCTCACGGAGGGCTTTTTCTTTTTCACGGCGCTCGTCGTGGTAGCCCTTGCTGAAGTGCTTGATCCTGTTCCTGACCTTGTCAGAGTATTCTTCAAGTTCTTCATCAGTGACATCACTAGGCGGCTCAGAAGCCTTACGTCCTCTATCAGCCTTTGGCGTATCGTCAACAACTTCAATTTCAAGTCCAGCATCTTTATCGTCCTCTTCACGCGTAGATTTTGCCTCGCGCTTCTCAGATTTCTCGCCAGATAGGTCAACCTCAACAGCATCGGAACCCTCAATTTCAATTTCTGGCTTCTTACCCTCTTCATCAGGAAACTTGTATTCGACTTTTTCAAAACCCATAGCTCACTCCTACACTTTGCAAATGCCACGAGGGTCAGGAACTACTGCCTCGATGGAATCGTCATTCATTAGACGGAACTCTTTTCCGTTTACTTTGAATCTGGTGCCAGTATTCATACGGAACATGACGTAGTCTCCTACCTTGCACCAAGGGCCGGTGGGGAACCTGTCTTTGTCTGTGTAAGCGGCTAACCCCATGTCAATGACAGCACCCATGATAGACATGATGTACTCTTTCTTTATCTCGCTGTCGGTCTTGAGGAGAGTGCTGCCTTCGTAGTGATCGCTTACATCTGGCAGGGCTACAAGGAGTCTGTAGCCACAGGGCTTTGGTAGTTGTGCTTCCCACTCTTCAGGGGAAACGGGAGCCTCCACCACACGAGCAGTGTCAGGAATCTTAATTGGTTCAGTCATCATCATCTTCCAAATAGTTGCGCGAAAGGTCTGATATGTGATTCATGCAGGTTTCTAGACCTCGAATAAAACCTGTAGTTTCCTTGTATTGAGCGAAATCTTTTACTCCACCCTGCCCAAGAAACTCTAATGCAGAGGACTTGTCCTCGTTCAACTTCTCGTTCAGCACGTCAAAGACGGTTTTTGCCATGGCTACTCCTTATCACGTAGCATGTTAGATCTCATTTCTACTCCAGCCTTTTGAGCGTCCATACCGAGTTCAACCTTTTCAAGGTTTATACGCTCTTTCTCAAGTTTGGCGTCAGACAGATCTTTAGCAACTTTACGTTCCTGCTCTCCCTGCCTTAGTTGCATATCTGCAGCATCCTTCTGTGCTTTACGCTGCACTTCTTGTGCCTTGACCTGAAGTTCTGCCTGTTGAAGCTGGAACATAGGGTCTTGTGCTTGCTGTTGTGCTTGCTGCTGTGCAGCCTGCTGCTGGTTTGCTTGTGTAAGCTGCTTGCCAGCCTCTGCAACCACGCGTGCGAGTTGAACCTCCACATCCTCTGGAAGCTGCTCGTTTGGTGGCGGTAGCTCGGCTCCCATCCGCTCTTCGATCTGCTTGCGGTACTTGAAGCCAAGATGCTCTGCAATGTGGGCCTGCAGGGATGCCATGATGTTTTTCGCTTGTGGGTTCTGCCCGATCATGCCCATGACTTGTGGATCTTGCAGGAACGACAGGTGCGCTCCGATGTGCGCGTCGTGATCCTGATAGATGAACGCCTTCATAGGTTTTCCAATCAACGCGTTCATGTTCTCGCTGACAGGGTCTGCAGGCTTCATGTCGTCCTTTATAGGAACAAGTTTGTCTGCGTTCTTCACACCCAACACCTCGATCATCTGCCTGTGCAACTGCGGCAGGTCATAGATCTGCGGTGCTTGAGACGACATCTGCAGCACAGCCTGATACTGCACCACGCGCTGCGCCATTGTAGAGCTGTTAGGATCACTAACAGGGATCACGTCCACCATTGCGTAATCATCCTGTCTGGCGGTGACCTCACCGCGCACAGGCTGGTAGGAATATTCCGTGGGTGCATACTCTGCCATGAGAGCCTTGAGCATCTTAAACTCTTGCTTCATGGCGTAGTGGACACGAGCCTGCACTGCAGCCATGGGCTTTAGTGTGCGCTCCAGAAGTGCCAGCGTTGTACCCACCGGAGCGTTTGCGGACATGTCAGAGATGTTCATGTCGCTGATAGCGCCCAGTCTACGTCCTTCTGCTGTGATCTTATCCAACAACGCCAGAAGCGTCTGGGACGGCTCTTTGTAAGGCAGGGGCATGATGTTATCACGGATACTGCCTGATGGGACGTCCACGTCCTTGAACTCACCCGGTTCAATAGGAGTGTCGTCCCCCTTGATACGCAGCCCTCGGGACTTCAATCCACCGGGCAAATTAGCGAGCGTACCGGCATCGACAAGTTGGCGTATCAAGGAGGTTCCTGCGCGAGCATATCCACCGATGATGTGAATAAGCCCAAGTCCGTAAAAGCCGAATCCCGGCACATATGGATAATGTACGAAGTGCTGACGCTTCAGCATCAGAGGGTCTACAGGGTTCCAGTTCCTACGGATAGAGAGGATCTCACTAGACCCACGCTCCATTGTAACAACGTATGGTTTGGCAATCTCGTCCTCTGAATTATCAAATCCTTCTATGACAAGGTCTGCGTGTACCTCATACAGCGCGTACCTGTCATCGTCAGTCAGAGAGTATCCGCCCTCTTCAGCCTTACGAATTTCGATGTCGGAGTGGTATGGCTCTGGCTCGCCCAATTCTATGTCGCGATAGAACCCGTTGGCTTGGAGCTTTTTCAGCTCGTTCTTTGTCTTGCGCATGACATGAGTCACACGCTCTGCAGTTTCTATGTGAGAGGCGCTGTACGGTACGATACAGTCCTCTGCAGGCACAAAGAGTGCCACCTGTCGTCCGATGTTCGGATCGTGATACACCTTCTTGAACGCCGATCCGGCAAGTCCTAGGCTGTAAAGCAGACGTTCATGCTCTGGTCGATACTCGACCATGTTCTCCGTCAGCTCGTAGTTCATATCCGCTTTGACACGGGCGGCGGCTTCTTCTTTCTGTTTGGTTTCTTCACCAAGAATCTTTGTCTTCACCGGCCCCAGAGCAGGGAAAGTTTCGCTCATGGTTTCAGCTTGAAAGCGAATCGCTGCCTCTGCCAGCACTGTAGAGTACACTCCACAGGCTCCATCCCACGGCTCTGTGCGCTCTTCGTACTTGAATCCTAGCACGTCAAGACCATCAACAAAGGTCTCAGCCCACTCTTTGCGACTGTCCAGATCCGAATCAATAAGTCCGATAAGATCATCTGCGAGACTGGCAAGATCGTTGTCTTCCATGACTTCTGCCAGATTGCCATCAAACGGCACACCGTCTGTCATGGTTCCCGGCACCAGAGTTATCTCTACACTGCCGTCGTCCAATGTGACCATGTCCGGGTTTACTACTTCTATCTCCAGTGCGGGTGCGTCTTCTTTTTGAGACTCCTCGTCTATGCCCGCTGGAGCTTGATACAATCCTTTTTCAATAGCCATGATCTAACCCCTAATAATACCCAGTGCCACGACGCTTGAAGTATTGTTGTTCTTCAGGCTCATCACTGGGTAAGCGTATGAAACCCCCCTGACGAAATCTCATGAGGGCCATAACCGTTGAATCAACCAAGTCATCATGGCTCATAAACGGAAAACCTGCAATCTCTTCGACGACCTCTTCTGCCCACCGAGTCTCAGGAACCCAACACGTTCCTGACGCCACAATATCTGATACAGAGTTTAATCGAGCCAACTTGTCGCCTGATCCTCTATGAGGGGTATATTCCTGCACAGGCAATCCTGACCTGCGCATCTCCTGATACAACGCGGTGCCTGCGCTTTTCTTCTCGACGATGAACGCGTCTGGCTCCCACTCTTCGTATTCTTCTATGGCTAACTGCTTGAGTTCTGGAAACTCCATACGCTTCTTTATGCTGTTTAGCAATATAATATTATAATTATTCACTTCTTCATTCAAAAACACACCCCAAGTGGTCAGGGCTGTAAAGTCAGCACGGTTGTGTGTTTCTGCTGCAGCATCCAAAGACATTATCACGTATTCACACTCAGGCGGGTACTCATGTTTCCAGATGCTCCACCACTCTCGTTTGATGAGTGCGGCCTCTTCTGCGGTAGGTTCCTGTTGATACTGCGCATTCCACTGGAACGTAGGCATGGATGCCTTCGTGCGTAGTAACGCGTTGAGGTCAAAGAACTCAGGCCATAGAGGTTTTTGTTCTGACTTCTTGGTCTTCTTGTTTACTATATCTAGTATTGCTGGGAACTCGACCACATCATATTGATCGGCCCGCTCGTTCTGCACCATGTCGCGAGTGACACGTCCAGTCAGATCATCCATGTGCCATCTGGTCTGTATGATGGCCACACGACCACCGGGCATCAGTCGTGTACGCGCTCCGAAGGTGAACCATTCGTATGCTTTTTCAAAGACTTCAAAATTTCCGTTAATGACATCTTGTTCGGAATGGGGATCGTCAACGAGCAAGAGGTCAGCACCACGGCCAGCAATAGAGGAACCAATACCACACGCATAATATTCACCTCCAGAGTTAGTGTTCCAACGCCCGGCAGACTTTGAATCCACTGCCAGCTTTACTGTGGGGAAGATGGCAGCATACTCGTCCGTCGATATCAGGTTACGCACCTTGCGTCCGAAGTCCACCGCAAGGTCAGTGGTGTGAGACACCATCATAACCTTCTTGTTGGGGTTGCGCCCCAAGAACCAAGCAGGAAAAAATATCGAAACAAGCTGTGACTTGCCATGTCTGGGGGGTATGTTGACACAAATACGGTCTTTATCACCCTCCTCGATGTCCATGAGCAGATCTCCAAGCATTTTATGATGCTTTCCGACGATATAATCGGGCTGCATACGCTTGCAGAACTCTATCAGGTCATCATAAGCCGCCTGATTTGTCTTTCTGGTGCTTAATTCATCGACGAGGCGGTCAATCTCCACGATTTCGTCGGGAGTATACTGATCTAGGTTGTCCAGCATCTGCTGAATCTCTGATTCAGTAAAGTTTTCAGTCATCGTCGAACTTTTCGTCCTCTTTTAGGCCGAGTTCAGCGTCAACATCGAGCGATTCGCCGTCTATTACGATCGCATCTTCTATTTTTTCTTCTGGCGTGCTTAGTTTTTGCAGTTTTTCACGTAATTTTGCCCGCAAATCGTCTGTAGACTGATGAGTTATGGTCACTTCGGACTTTTCTGCAAACAAACCAACGTCAGATATCTTACCAAGCAGCTCCAAAGCCCGTATCCGCACTCTAGGATCGGGATTTTCGGTCTCATCTATCAGTTTATTGGTCACTAGATGCCGAACTTGGACCGCACTCTGCACAACAGAGTGGCCAAACTCCTGCAAAATGTTGTTCGTTAGCCTTAGAGAGGCCGGAGTAAGGGTTGCAACCTTGCTACTGGTAATCTTTTTAGAGGTGGTTTCAGGATCATCAGCGTAGGCCAGCGTTATTTTAGCGGCCACGTCCTTGTCTTCCTTGGTCGGCTCTACATCCAAGCCGTGTTCAGCGAGCAATTCTGTCGTACGGCTTGCCGCGTCCGTACGTTTCTTCAGATCCATGGGTGGCAGGTCTTCAGGGACTGCCACACCCAGTTCAGGTTCTAGTATGATCGCCATATCTTGACGACGTATACAGTATAATATTTTTTTGTGCAAGGAGGTTGGGACTCCTACCGGGGGGTGTTCCTGTGTGAGAGGGGGTGGGGGTCGAACTCAGAAAAAACCGGATTGTCTGTGTAAATTAGACATACATACACGCGTATGGCACCTGCGGCGCAAAGCGGGGCATGGGGGTAGGGTATGGGTAGCGTCTGGCAAGTTTTGGTAACGTCTGATAGCGTGCTGCATAGTTTACGGAATTCCGTAAACTTTTACCATGACAGGGAAAGCTCTATATCAAAACACGTCAGGATGTGAGATTATATAACCATCGAACGGACATGGTGTCCGTTCTCAACCCAGAGTTTACGGAATTCCGTAAACCAACGCGAAAGGTAGTTTTGCATCATGCAGAACATTTCCAACGTGGCTACTCCGGATGTAGCATTCGTTCGCATCGTCAATAAGGCTGAACAAGCCGACGGCGCGGTAATGTCCACCATGACCGAGCGCGGTTTCACCGAGCTTACTTTCACCAGCCCCAAGGCTGGCGGTCTACTCAGCCCTACCGCATGGGAAACTATGCGTCAGATGGTTGCTGTCAATGCTACAGGCAAAGACAAGAAAAGCCTTCTGACACGGGCCGAAAAAGCAGCGTTCAAGCTAGACAAGGCTAGCTTCACGGCGCTGCAGAAGCGCTCTAGCTTACCTGTCAGAGAAGCCCGACAGGCTGACCGGACCAGCGCTGGCCAGAAAGTAGGCGCTTGGATCAGCACTCGCAAAGCAAAGGCTGCCGAGAATGACAAGCTCAAGGCTGGTCACGTCAAAGCACCAGCTAGAGTCAAGCCTCTGCAGGAACGTGTTAACGTTCATGTGAACAAGGCCCTCGGTCAGATAGCGGCCAATGCTGACAAGACTAATCCTGACAGCCTGAAGAATCAGGCTAAGGTAGTCGAGCTTCTCAAAGAGCTGGCCAAGCTCACCAAGACTCCGGCCAGATCGGTCAAGCATTAACAACCATGGGCCGGACAGCAATGTCCGGCCCTATCATCATGGAGAATGAATGATGCAAACACTACAACAATGGCGTGAAGAGAAACGCCGCCAAGCTAAAGCAAAATGGTTGCGGCAACAGTCTGGGCGCTGTGTCGCACTGTTTGGTCTCATCCTGACGTTTCTAGCTGTACCATTAACCGGCCCCATACAAGCTGGTTTGATCTGCATGGGGCTGGTTGTCTTTATGGCTGGGCTATGGTGGGGATTTGCACCATGACACAGCTACCAGTGACGCCGGAACAACGGCTTGAAACGTTGCGCGAATGGCTGACCAAATCTGAAGAGACTGGTCACTACATGGGCATCTCACGCCACCAGCTGGCCCTGATGATACAGCAACATCTCAGGGAATATGGCGACAAATAAAGATCAGGCAGGGCTTCGGCCCTGCCTTTTTTTGTGCCCATATTTTGAAGCCAGTTCTTAGTGTCGCGTTGAGCCAAAGCGCATCGCTGGGCGTTGAAGCCAGTTCTGCGTGTCGCGTCGAGCGGAAGCGTTGTGCGTCATAACAAGTTTACGGAATTCCGTAAAGAAACCAGTTCTGCGTGTCGCGTTGAGCCAATGTTCTAATGTTCGTTGTAATGTTCCGCAATGTTCGTTTTTTTTATGGCATGTTAGAACATTGTGTTTTGGTGGTGTGGTGTGGTGGCGCGTGTCAGGCAATGCCAGTCTTTGCCTATCAGTTTCTATCTATTCTTATCTAATCTTGTATTAGTAGTGTAATGTTCGTTTTTATAAAAAGTATAAAGGTATATCAGAGAGGGGCACGGCAAGTTTACGGAATTCCGTAAAGTCTAAGAGGGCGTCGAGGCAGGTGTCCAATTCTCTCAAAAACCGAACAATAGAACATTGCTGTATTTCCAAGGCGTTGCGCGCCTACACATAAGAACATTACAGAACATTGCTTGGTTTACCAAGATTTACCACATTTAACCACACGTATAAACTGTTCACCACGTATTGACAGTAATCGGTACCTGTGGTACAATTCCTGATCGTCAAAAAAGGCCAAAATTTTGCAGGCCACCAACCAAAGTTTACGGAATTCCGTAAACTTGTCATACAGGAGAACGACATGACACAGATTATCTCAACCGAAACTTTACGGAATTCCGTAAACTCTGAGCCGTCCGCACCAAGCATCGGTTCATCATCCATGCTTTGCGAGTTGTCCATCTCTACATGGACTGGACGCAAGAAAGACAAGCGTGCGTCAGAAGACGTTACCACAGACAACCATGCGGTATCGGGCGTTGCGTCTGTACATAAGAAGCTGCTTGCCGATTGTCAGGAACTCGTTGCAGTACAGAAGTTCACAGCCAACAGCCGCAACATACACTACGCCATGACAATGCCATGGTCAGACACAGGCTTGCGTCTTTTGCCAACGGCTCAATACTTCAAGTACCATCAGACAATGACTGACATCCAGAACGAGTACGACAGACTCGTTGACTTGTTTCTGTCCGGTTACGAATGGGAGATCACTCGAGCGTCCGCAAAGCTGGGCGACTTGTTCCATCGCGACGAGTACCCATCCGTTGACAGCCTACGCAACAAGTTCGGGTTCCGCTTGTCGTACATCCCACTGCCTGATGCTGGTGACTTCCGCATCGACATCGGCACCGAGGCGACCGAGCAAGTCAAGGAACACTATCAGTCCTACTATTCGGCACAGCTGGACAATGCAATGAATGACGTGTGGACACGTTTACATGACGCACTCTCGCATATGTCCGAGCGGCTCGACTACTCACCACTGGCTAAGACCAAGGCAGATGGCAAGAAGACATTCCGTGACAGTCTCGTTGGCAATGTGCTGGACATGGTCGAACTTCTTACTGTGTGTAACGTCACAGGCGACAGCCAGATGGAATCCGCAAGGATGAAACTTGAAGAGGCTTTTCGTGGTGTCAATGCCGATGCACTGCGCGAGGATGCCCACCTACGGTCAGAGACTAAGCGTACCGTGGATGAGGTAATCAAATCACTACCATCAATCGGCATGTAACTTTACGGAATTCCGTAAACAACTCTTGAAAGAAATGGAGACTATCATGAATACAGCAACGACAATGTATGCACTGGGACTTGACCAAGTCGAGGCTCTGATCCGTAAGTCTGGCGCACTACGCACCATACTTGTGCAGGGTGACATGGGCACAGGCAAGTCAACGCTTCTTACCGTGCTTGCCAAGGCACTGCCTGACCACACACCGTGTTACTTCGATTGCACGACCAAGGACTTGGGTGACATCACCATACCCAACATCGCCAAGCTGGACGATGGCACAGGGTATGTGACTTACCTGACCAACGAGGAACTGGGCGCGCACAACAACACGCCTGTCATCATCATGATTGACGAGTTCGGCAAGGCCAACCCTGCGGTCAAGAACGCACTGTTGCGTCTCATACTGGAGCGCAAGATCGGTAGTTACACACTACATCCTGACAGCATAATCTTTGCCACGACAAACAAAGGTTCCGAGGGTGTCGGTGACTTGTTACCACCACACGCTCGCAACCGCATGACTGTCGTGCAGACACGCAAACCTACCAACATGGAATGGATCGAATGGGGTATCAACAATGAAATCGACCACACGCTACTGGGCTGGTGTAAAGACAACCCGCAACTATTCTACTCGTTCGAGGACATCAAAGACCCCGACGACAATCCGTACATCTTCCATCCCAAGCAACAGAGAGCCGCGTTTGTTACACCCCGCTCGTTGGAAGCGGCGAGTGACATACTCAAGGCGCGGGATGGGCTAGACGATCAAACTGTGACAGCCGCACTCATGGGTACTATCGGTGAGCGTGGTGCCATGGACTTGATGGCGTTTGTCAAGCTGGCTGACCAACTGCCAAGTGCCGAGTCGATCAAGCAAGACCCCAAGAACGCCAAGGTGCCGAACAGCGCCGCTGGGATCTGCATGGTGGTGTATCGCACCCTAGCATCTTTGGAGAAAGACTGGGTCGATCCATGGATGGACTACCTAGTCCGTCTCGACAAAGAGGCACAGGGTATGTTCGCCAATGGCGTACGCGCACCCAAGTATGCCAAGCAGTCACTTGTTATGACCAACAAGAAGTTCACCGAGTGGGCCATGAACAACAACTACATGTTCGCGGCTGACAAGAAGTAATCTTTACGGAATTCCGTAAACAACAGGGTGGGGCGTGTGTCCCACCCAGAAAGGACAGACTAATGTTATCTATCGGTAAGCAACTGACCACCGAGCAACGGCTCAACAAGTGTGTGGTCGATATCATGGGCAAGGACAGATACATCGCGCTGGCTGGTGTCCTCATGCTGGGCGAGAAGCGTATCTGCGAGACAGCGCCAACAGCCTACACCAACGGACGTGACGAGGTGTATGGTCGTGCGTTCTGTGACAGTCTCAATGATCCAGAGTTCCGCTTCCTTATCCTGCATGAGGTTCGCCACAAGCTGTACCGTCATCTCAAGACTTGGAAGCATCTGTGGGACGAGAACCCACGCCTTGCCAACATGGCCATGGACTATGTCATCAACCTGCAGATCGTTGACGAGAACAAGCACGACGGCTTCGCTACCATGACAGGCCCACTCACCAAAGGTTGTTATGACGAGAAGTATCGTGGCATGGACACGGCTCAAGTCTTCAATCTGCTCAAGCAAGACCCACCACAAGAAGGCGG